GCTATAGTGCCATCTTTATAGGCATCAGTAAGACTATTCAAGACTTTTTTGTTTTTTTCAGTTGCAGCATTTGTCTCGGAAAAGGTTTTAAGGATATTAGAAAAAGTATTACCAAAGCTCCCTTTGAGTTGAGCTCCAATAAGAAATGCCATGCTAAACTCTTTTTTTGCCATCTTGTCCCTCCTCCCCTTTGATGATATAATTTACATAGAAGGTGATTGTTATGAAATTTGATATTCTAGTAATTTTGTTTTATATATTCTTTTGTGGCATGGGTGCTTGCATCGGTGCAGCTGTTGGATTAAGCTCAGCCGCTATAGTAAGTTATGCTTTAGGTATAGCTGAAGCAAACATTGCTTTTATTGTTTGGCCATGCGTATTGTTTTTTGGTCTGCTAGGCTTATTTATAGGCTTAGGACCAGCCTACGCAGTCCACCTTATCTATCAATTTATATTCGACCATTTGTTGCCAACGCTTTTTACCGTTGACTTTCACAAAGAGCAGAAACAAGATTAAGCCATTCGAGAAACTCAATCAATGGTTCATTAATAAAAAACTCAATATCTGTATTGGTATTTATAGAGCAGCCTATGGCTGCTCTTCTTATTTGCTGTCCTTCACTAAATCCTGTGCGAATAAAAAAGCGTTCACCTTGCTCAGAGCCTGAACAAATTCCGCCACAGGTAATTCCTCAATATCCTCAACTGGAACCTTTAACGCATTCGCTAACAAAATAGTTTGAAACTGGCCAGATAGAACAATGG